ACAGCAGCGCATTGACGCGCATCTGGTGGTCGATCCACTGCTCCATCACCGGACGCGGATAGTACGACGGATCGCTGGACCCGTCCCGAATCGGCACGACCGGGATGGTATTCCAGAGGAGCGGCGCGGGGCCGAAGACCACCTTGTCGCCGACCACGATCAGATGCAAGCCTTCCGGCAGGGCATCGGCGTGTGGGGCGACATAGATGGTGAACCGCTCGGTCACGTCCTCATCGCGGAGCCGCTGGCCCTCACCGATGGTCGTCTGGGTCAGCACCCAGCTCCCCATCCCCTCCGCGCCGGAGTAGGCGGGGGCGTTGCCGGTGGTCAGGCTCGAATCCGAGGCGTCCAAGCCCGTGATGCCATAGCGGAACGCGGCCTCGGCCTTGGAAATCACCTCACGGATGACGACCCAGTGGGGCGGCTGCGTGACGGTGGCGTTCGGGGACACGCGGACCTGCTCGACGCGGAGTGTCTGGCAGCCGATGTCACCCAACGGCTTCTTCTGGCCCGGCGTTTCGCCCAGCCGCTCGTCCCACGGCCCGCGATCGGGGTCCCAGAACATGTGCCAGAAGCTCAGGCCGTCCGTCTGCGCCCAAAAGGCGGCTTCACGGGCGAGTCTGGGCATCTGGAGCTGCTCATACTGGTACTCCAGCGACATCTGCTGGGCCTGCGCCTTGCGCTTATCGTCCGGGTCCTGTGTGACCGGGGTCACCGAGAAGCCGGGGCGCTGGTCGACGATGATTTGGAGGCGCTGGTCGAGCGCCTTGTCGATCATGTTGTACACCACACGCGCCGCATCACGCGGACGGGCCGGTTCGCGCCACGGCCCCAGCCCATTGGCCGAAATCCACTGCTGGCCGGCCCGGAACAAGCGGTTCCGCTCGACCAAGTGGAGGTGCATCTGCACGGATTCCCGCCGCGACTCCCACAAGCCACGCGCCCAGGAGGCCCAGGCGGTCAGATCCTCGGCCATATTGGGGTCCGCGCCGGGATAATCGGCGCCATAGAGCGCCCGCTGAAGGGCCTGCACATCCTCTTCGGGCGTGCGGCCGGTATCTTCGGGCGGATTCGGGGCGACCTGCTCGTTCGGGTCCTCGGGATTGTTGCTGAGGCCCTCCATCGCCCGCGCCAGGGCGTCTTCGATCAGCGCGTCTGCAAACGGTGCCGTCACTTAGTCAATTCTCCCGACGCCCACAGCGGCGCGCACTTTGTTCCAGTCTCGGAGGTCCTCAAAGCGCTCACGGATGGCCCGGAGCGTCTCTTCCTGCGCCCAACTTTCCCGTTCCTGCATGGCCACGGCGACCAAATCGTTCGGAATCTCCACCAGTGGGTCCACCGGCGGACCCACATCCTCGGGCCGGACGGGCGCAAAGCGCTCCAGCACGGCACTCAGCCGGTGGAGGGCGTACACCGCGACGGCGGCCCAGAGGACGTGGACGAGCATTACTGCGCGGAATAGCGGATGGTGACGACCGGCGAACCGGAGCTGTACGCCGAGCACCGCGCCCGGAAGGCGCTAAAGGCCCCGGTCGACTTGGTCCACGCGCCAACGGCCGTGGTGGTCGACGCATCGGTGCCCGAGTTTGACGGCGTCATGTTGAAGGCGACGTAGTTCGTGCCGTCGACTGACGCCTCGAACGTGATGGTCGCGCTCAACGTCCCGGTCACCTGCACGGCGACGAAGCCGGGCGACGGGAGGCCGGACACGCTGGCGGCATCGTTCTGCGCCGCCACGGTCACGCTGTTGGTCTTGAGGAGGGTCGCTGCCATTAGTTGCAATCCCAAGCCCGAAGGCTTTTGTTGATGCGCGAGTTCGGATCGTTCGCCGTTTTCGCGCTGGTGAGTTTGGCCTTCATGCCCTTCATACGTCGGCAGAACGCCACCCGACGCTTTGCTGCGGACGGAGACCGCTTGGCCTCCCCTGCTTTGACCGGGCGCTTGATGTCCTTACCCTCGGCACGCAAGCTCGCTCGGCCCTTCTCGTTCAACCCACCCTCGGGGTTCTTCCCCTCAGCGCGTTGCCAGGCCGGGGACTTCGCCATGGCTTAGTCCTCGTCCTCGTCCTCGTCCTCGTACGCCGACTCGTCCTTCTCCATCGCGTCGTCGGACTCCATCTCGTCCTCGTCTTCCAAGAGCGCCAGCTCGGCCTTGAGGCCGGCGATCTTCTCCTGGAGCGCGGCGATCTTATCGGCCTTGGACATCTTCATGTCCTCGCCCTGCTCGTCCTCGTTCTCCATCTCGTCCTCCTTCTTGCCCAGCATGGGCTTCTTGGGGGCGCCGATGGCGATGAGGACGGCGGGGCCGCCGGTCAGGCCCTTCCGCTTCATCATCGGCTTCCGCTTGGCCCCGACCTTCGCGGCCACGGCCTCCATGAATCGCTTGCTCTTGTCCATTACCAGCCCTCCGAGGGCAACTGCGAGGTGAAATCGCCCGCCAGTGCTGGCTGGGGCTTGGTGGGGTCCAACGTCGGGTCGTCGGCGAAGACGAGGCCCATTCTGGCGGGCTCGGGTTTGACGGCCTGCACCCGATCCCAGCCGTGGATGCTCAACGCCAGCGCCATGACGCCGTCATCGTGGTAGCCTTTCGGCGCCTCGTAGCGGACGCCGTTGGCCGTGTAGGTAAACTCGAACGCTTCCAACTCGGACTGGAGCCAGCCGTCCGGCAGTTTCAGGTCGCCGGCCTGGAAGGTCGCAATCAGCCGCTGCATGAGCCGGAGCTTGCTGCTTTGGGTAAAGACATGCGGGCTCACGGTGACGCCCATCTGCTGCAAGTCCGCGACGATGGCGTCGCCGACCCCGGTGGCGTCGGCTACGATGGGCACGTCCGTGACCATCTCTTTGATCCGCGCCTTGGTGTCGGCCCAGGGGGCCTGCCACCGCTCCAGCACGCAGACGTTCATCCAGGCATCCAAGCCGCAGACCACGGTATAGTCCATGGACCGGGCCAAGTCGACGCCAAAGACCACGGGCTTCTTGTCCGACAGGGGGCCGACCGCCTTGCGGATGGCCTCCAGCCCGAAGGGGTTGGCGCCGTCGTCGGTCGGGATGCCCTCGAACTCCTGCTGGAAAATCTCGGGCGGCAGCTCGTTCCGGGCCGCTTCGACTTCCTCGGCGGGAATGTAGGGGTTGGTCAGCGTCGAGGCGCGGAAGCTGGCCCAGTCTGGGTCATCCCCCCGTTCCCCGCGATGGAACAGCACCACGAACCCGTGCCGGCGCCCTTTCGGGGTGCCGAGAATCAGGGCTCGCCCACCCAGATCGACCAGCGTCGGCCGGATGGCGGCCTGCCAGACAGCCAGCAGGTCCTTCGCTATCCCGGCCTCGTCGATGATGGCCAAGGCATATTTACGACCACGAGCCGGATCGGGGCTGTCCAAGGTCCAGACTTCGATGACCCCGCCGGTTTTGAGTTCGAGGCGCTTGTCCTGCTCGGACTGCCGCTCGACCAAGCCCCCCAGCCGGGCCACCAGCTCCCGCCAGGCTTCCAGCGCCAGCTTATAACTGGGGCTGAACCAGCCCACCGGTTGGCCCTTGATGGCGGCATCGCAGGCCAGCCGGATGCCTAAGGCCGATTTCCCGAACCGCCGCCCGCACATCACGACCCGGAACCGGGCCGGGTGATCGGCGATGGCCTTCTGGCCGGGGTGCAACTTGTGGAGCCGGATTTCCAACGTCTTCGCAGACTCAGTCATTCGACTCCGTATGTGGTCGCTAGGTCCAGGTCGCTCACTGGGCATGGTCGGCAAGGTCATGACCCTCATCTCGCCATGCACATCCCCCTAGGGGGTCCCTATAGACAGTGCCCTCGATGCCTAGCTAATTAACGCAACTTAGATCACGCCGCAACGTGAAGGGGGGTGCTGCGTTGCCCCACCCGCGCGGCAGCAAACGACGTCCCATCCAGGGCCTAACCCGAAGGTTCGCTGATGCGTAGAGTGCCCCAGTGTACAAATTTAATCAGTCAAGGCGCCAAACGCAAGGGGGGACACCCCACGAATTTTTTTGACGCTGGGTTGCGTTTGGTCGGTAGTTGTAGACAAGTACCGACGTTTCGCACCGCCCCCGCCCCTGCATATGCAGCGAGATATGCAGTTCCGGCTCCGTTCGTGAACTGGGTTGACATGCCCTAGGTAATCCCGAGTCCCGCTCTCCCCTTTACCACCACATGTGCACATGGACCATGATCCCATGCGCACATGGAACAAGTAACACTCCATGTTCACATGTCAACATGGTACCATGGGACCACTCCATGTTTACATGTTTCCAGTGTTTCTAGTGTTACTAACTACCTAACATCGTTCGTGGTTCATCTGGATGAACTGGGTTGACATGTACCCGGTTCATCTAGGTGAACTGGGTACTGCCGCTCGTGCCAGCGCTGACGCGCTGTCCCTCACGCCGATCTCGACCCTCGGCTGCGCCAGCGGGTCTCGCTCGGAGCTTTGACTTGTAAGATAGGGGGTATTCAGCGCAGAAGTGTGGGTTTTCCGCTTTCCCGCGCCGAGATTGGCGTCTAACGCCACGAAGGGGGCTCGGGCTACCCTGATAGCCCCCGCCCCCCGTTTGGCCCGCCAACGCCGTTTTAGCGCAATCTAGACCCTACTCCGCGCTCCGTGCTGGTGGGAGCGCCACCACCGACGTGGTCTGCGCCAAGGTCGAGGCTACCACCGCCTCTTTCAGCGCCTGGACATTCCGCACCGGCGCATCATCCTCGATCACCTTGACTTGCAGGGTCTGCTGGCCCTGGTGCTCGACCACCTGCTTCTCGCCATACTCCATCGGCGCCGCCTTCGCCGCCGCCCACTTGAG